TGAATATAATAAGAAATATTAAAATTATTTGAATGTCGTTTAAGATACTGTCCAATAATAGATGCACTTGTAAAGCCATCGACGTCACAGTCAACAATAATACCAATATTGGCTTCTGGCGTTAATTTACTAATAAGATTAATACCGTCATCAATACAATTTAAATCGCGCCAAGATTGTAAACAATATTCATTCGGATAAAGGAAACATTCTACATCTTTTACGCCTCGCGCGCGGAGTAGATTGCGCCCATAATCAGACGTAATTGAATCATTAATTAATTTTACTTTCATTTATGCTCTCCTTAGTGGTTATTTTATGTTTGTATGGTTTTCTAATGTAGAGTCTTTTATTTCAAATGTACATAAAGTATCGCCAGATTCAAGATTAACTAATTTAGCTTCAGTGATTCCTTTAATAAAGTATTGTTTACCTGACGTACTTTCTTGTCTTTCTTTTTCTTCATATTCAGATGTATTAATTCCAGTTCGAGAATTAAAAACTTCTTCATAATTTTCAACTATATAATAATCGCGTTTTTCTTCGGGTTCATAAAAGTAGCCATTAGGATCATCATCATAAGCCCAAGTATTGGCGACGATAGAATATGGCCATCTATCCGCTAATTTAAAATCATTATATGAAATTGCTGGAGGATCACTAATACCACAAACATCACAAGTCAACCTTCGTGGATATTTATTTAAAAATTCATTAAACTCTTCTTTGGTTACTTTTTTCTTTATAGGGTTTATTGAATAATATTTATCTTCACTAAGCATTATATTTATACTTCCTTTCTTGTAAATGGAATACTATCTAATTCTTTTAATGGCATCCATCCAAGAATTTCATCGTCTTCCCAATAAGAATATTGCTCACCACTTGCTTCTTCAAAACGAAAAAATTCACGATAGCCACATGTATATTTTACTACATAATAATTTACATTATCCCATTCATTCTCTTTTAATTTAATTAAAATTAATTCTTCTGGTTCTGGATATTTTTCAGTTAAAGGTATAAATTTCATTATTTAACTCGTACACGTCCTTTCAATAATTGTTCAAAAATAATTTGTCCATTATCACTGGGACTATCTTTCATTTTTGATAATCCTTGTCTATCATATATAAAACTTATGTTTGCATAATTTATATATTTTTTACACATACTATAGAGTTTATTAAAATATTTGTCTTCACCATTCTTCTCTTCATTATCATAACAAATAATAATTTCATGAGGATGGCAATATCTAACCAATAAATCTATTTGAAACTTATTCAGATTACTGCCACAACTAGCAACAGCACAATTTGGTAGATTAAAAGATTCAAACTGTAAGACACTCTTTTCACTTTCAAAAATATAACAAATACCAGTTTTAATAATATTTTCTTTCGTCCAGTTTAAACCATAAAGATTAAGACTTAGTGGATGACTATACCATTTATTCTCAATTTGAACCGGCATATATTTACCAAATTGTTCAACTTCTTGAATATTCAGCGCGCGACCTCTAATACCAATTAATTCACCATTAATATTATAATGTGGAATAATAATTTTATTTTGAGAAATAGAATATCTAATATTAAATTTGTCCATGACTTGTTCAGTAATATGGTCATTTAACCATTCATAAGGATATTCTTTTACAAAAGTTTCTATTAATCCATTTGGATAAATGGGTAATTCTTTTCTCAATTTTTGTGGTAGATAATCATCGCGCTTACTTTTATAAATGCTTGGATTTGATGCCTCGCGCGCAGTAGAAGCAGAACAATTAAGAATGACTTGAAGAATATCATTATACCAATCATAAGTAATTTGTCTTGTATCATAATAATTCTTCAAAAATTTAAAAATACTCATACTTCCTTCATCCGTATAACAATAAAAAATATGAGTATCTCTATAATAGTAGAGTTTCATTGAAGCATCAGAACTATCTTCATTATGGCAAATAGTAGGGAAAATTATAGCTTTATCAGTCTCTTTATATCGGTCTACGCCAAGACTTTGCATTAAGGCAATAATTTTATCATCTTCCAATTCTTCAATAATAGCTTGATAATCTATCATTTAAGTTCATTCACCACTTTCAATTGTACAGTTAATTCTGTTACTATATCTTCTTCCCAACTGGTCTGATAATTAAAACTACCACCAACGTCATTTAGTACTTCCATACGTGCATTTGTAACGAACAAATCTCTTTTTCTTAAATTCCCAAGATTTACGTCGCTCCAAATACGGACTTGATTCCATTCACCACTTCTGACTTTATATATATCTGTAACAATATTGGGTTGAAACAAAATACCATCTTCATTTTGTAAAAATTCAAGTTCTTCTTTAGTCGGGCGCGCCATAATTGCGCCAATATCCGCCTTGTTAATAATAGAACGTGATCCAGCAATAGAACCTTCATTACGGATATTTTGATTATTGTCAGCATTCGCATTGACTTGAGTAGATGACATCATAAAAATATTCAATTCTACTGCTAAATCTTTTAAAGCGGTGGAAAACATCAATAAAATTTCATCATTACGCAAGTTAAACCCTTTAAATTCATTTAATAATGATGGCGAAATAAAAATATAGTCATAAAAAACATATTCAATATCATGCATCATTACATTTTCTCTAACAATAGTTTTAACTAATTCAATTGTTGGATTAGGCATTCTTACAATATAAAAATTGTTTTGATACTGCTCCATAACCCATAAAGCTTGCTTAATAATTAACTGTTCTTGCTCTGTAAAACCACCATATCGAAATTTAGTTTCATTAAATCCGGTTAGATACGCCAATATCATTTTTTGAATTTCTTTTGCATTTTGTTCAGTTGCAATAAATAGAACCTTTTTATTACTACCTTCTTGTACCCATTTATGATTATTTATATCATATCTAAACGGAAATGCAAGATAACATGCATCACCTACCGCTTGACGAGTTTTTGATACACCAGAGCTACCAGATCTTAGTACAAAAATACCTTTTCGAGCGCCCGCGCAAACCTCATTAAAAATTTCACCTTGAATCGGCGCGCCTACATCTGCTTGAGCTTCTGCATCTTCAAGAATATCTTTAATTCCCTCAAAAACATTAACTGTTTCAGTAGTATCATTTTGAATAAACTCGCGCTCTACACCAAGTAAATTCCGTTTAATACCATCAACAATATCATTAATTTCTAATTTTTCAAATTTTTCATTAATGGCTTGTGCGGCAGGTGTGATTGCATCTTCTACATAAAATTCAGTAATATCAAAACCTTTATCTTTGAAAGATTCAAGCAAATTAAATTTCTTTAATTTTTTATAATAATATGGGAAATTTGTTTCCTCTGATAAATATTCTGCATCTTGTAGATATTCAATACCTTTTTGTTGTTTAAAAATTGATTTAGCACTTTCATTAGTATTTAAATAATTTTCTACATCAATCGGTTGAATACGTTCTGCTCCATTTCGATATAGGCTATCAATCGCTGCAAAAATATATTTATCTAATCTATAATAGAAATCGTCTGGAGTTAGGTTATATTTATCAGATTCACTAAGATATTGAGGATGCTGCATAAGACAACCAAAAATTTGTAGAATTGTTGGTTTATCAACCATTATATGTCCTCCAAACTCCATTTAGTTTTGTCTTTTTTAATAGAATCTTTCCGTTGAATCTGTTGTACTGGACGTGATTGTCTTTGTTTAATTTGTTGAATAATAGCTTCTAATGTACCAGTTTTTCGTGTTTCTAAATCAATCCAATAACGAGCAGAATCATTATATATATTGGGAACTATTCCAATACCACCCTGTGATTTATCAATATCGCCATGTAATATATCATAATAATATCGGATAGCAAAATAAATTCCTTTTGGAGTCATTTTTCTATCTGGCTTTGTAAAATTTTCCCACTGGCCTTGTAATTTTGTAAAGTTAATAGACATTTTAATATCTCGATATAAATAGTCAACTAGGCTTTCATACCAAAAATCATCTTCATACCCACTGGCTTTTAGATTATTTCTATTTGCTTTCCAATCTTCATAACAAGTTCTATGATAATAACATCTTGGATTAGGCATGATCCATTCTTTTACAGATAATTTTTCTGTATCAAATTGTTGTTTACAAATTCTACATTTTACAATATGTGCCATACCAATCTCCTTTCTTATAACTTTCTATATATATTATAATCGTTTTTTTGAAAAAAGTCAAATTAAAAGAGCATAGATATAATCTATGCTCTCATTAATTATTTATTCTTAAAGCATGTCGCGCATATCAAGAACTACCAAATGCATTAAATCACATTGGTCTTCTGTAAATTCTGAAAGCTTCATACGATGCCCCATAGTCATCTCAATCTTCTTTAAAATCACAGAAGCATTATCTGGATTATTTTGAGTTAATTTTTGCCATAGATCTTGGGCTTCCGCGCGAACCGTTGCAAAATCTAAATGCTCACCGATAGCAGTAAGTCCAGCATTATCTACTACCTTTACACCATCTTGTTTTTCAGCCATATCAATAGCTTCAGCAATTGCATCAACTAACTCTTGATAACCAAATTTAATTTTTGGTGCAAGATATTTAAATCGAGAACCAGCAAAAAGAGTAGGAGTTTCTCTTGTATAAAGATAGCGAGTAAAATTCTTATCTGTATCATATTCGCCACCAATATAGCCAATAATATCTACAAGACCATTACAAATTTCACTAGCGCGTTTAGGCATTTCTGGCGAAATAATTTCCACTTCACTACCATCTGCTGTTTTTTCCACACGAGCGGCGCTATGTGCAATTAAAACAATACCATAACCAAGCATAGTAATTTTTCTAAGTACACCT